TCACCTTTCATCCATTCTTTTAAATGGCTTGTTTGGGCGAATGCTTCTTGAGCAGGGTCTTGACTAGCTTCTACCGGTGTTTCCACTGGTGCTTGCTGCTCTGGTGCTGCTTGCTCTAACTTGCTCGCTAAAGCGCTGACCAGTTCACCGATTTGTGGGTAATCTTCTTTGATTTGAGCCATGAGCTCAGGGTCTTTTAGCATTTGTTCAGGAAGTAGTTTCGGATCTAAACCTGCATCACTTAATTGCTTAGAGTGAAGTTCGGCTACACGTTTACTTTCGTCAAAGCCTGTTTTCAGTTCAGCGTTAATACGTTGCTGCTCTTCAAGTTGGCCTTTGAGTGTTGAGTTTTCACTGCGAACACCTTCCATTAAGGCGAAAGGTAACTTGTGCTTACCGTTTTTAGAATCTAGCTCTGCGTTATCTTTCGAGACTTCAACAAAAATCTTGCCGTCTTGCTCAATAACGTTTGATGGTTTCTCTTCTTCAGCCGGTAACGATTCCGGTGCTGCTTCAACAGGTTTTACAACCTCTTCAGCTACGTTATTTTCAGTAGAAGGTGTTTCATCAATTACTTCTGGTTCAACTGCTTTTTCCTGTGCTGGTACTTCATCTACTTGTACGGGCAAATCATCGTTAGCATCTTCAGGGCTAAAGAGATCATCACCAGCAATTTCCATTTCAGCGATTGCCGCTTCAATTTCTTCTTCTGTACCATTTGCTAAGACTTCATCAAAATTTACACTCACGTTCTTTCTCCATCGACCATTTATCGTATGGTTACGAAATATTCTGTTTAAATTCAGGCGTATCGCTGCCAGTGCGAAGGTTGTGCTAGGCACAAAAAAGCCGCTTCAGATTTCTCCAAAGCGGCTTTGTTTTAACTAGCGAGGGGATTGCTCCCCTTTATTTAATTTTTATGAAATGTTTCGTGAACAAGACCTTTGATAATAAAATCACATGCCTGTTGTTCTTGTGGTAACTGGCTGAAGAAACATAAGTCAGGTCGTGTTTTACGGTCCGCATTAAAAGGTCCTTGAGTCCAACCACTGAGCGATATACGCATACGCCATGATTCATGTGGTGCTCCGGCTTCTGCATCTGGATATGTCATAAAGTGAGCAATACGGCTAACAAGATGTTTCTGGTCCTTCTCGCAGACTTCTTCCCAAGGTTTGAGCTCACTTCCGTAAGCGAGGGAATATTGCATCAATACACCATGAGCCAAACGCGCTAATTCATTGATTTGGTCAATAGCACCTTCAGGTACAAATATTTCTTCTTCATCACCGATATCAACAAAGTTTAATTGCGTATAACCATCTTCAAACGGTTGTTTAGGGCTGATGGCAACATAGTCATTTTCATATAAAACAACATAGTCACCAACGGTAGGAGTAAAACGAGCATACATTTCAGTGGGTGCTTTATAAGGCATTTCTAAATCAGTACCAGGTAAACCGATTACCATAGCCATATAAGGTAATTCACTATGATGAAGAGGACATATTTCTTTAATAACTGCCGCCATCACCACTTTATGGCATTGAAAATCAGCCATTACTTCACGGATATGCACAATAGCTTGTTCGTCGTCACCTTGAATAACGTCAGTGATTTGTTTTAGTTCAGTCATTTCTATACCTGTATCGCATCTAACTGCGATTGAATGTTATTGGTTAATGTTGATTTCATTGCGGTTATTTCGGTCTGATTACGTTGAATATCAGTCAAGATTTGCTCAGTTTCAGCGATAACTTTATCGTCCTTCACTTGCTCAGTTTCCGTTTTACTTTGAATTTCTTGGATTTGAGCGGCAAGCTTATCGTTCTCAAGTACTATTTTTTCAAGCTTGGTTTTCATTTCTTGCATTTGCATTTGCTCGAGTACTTGCGCTTTTTCCTGCTCTTGTTTGAATACGGCTAATTCATCTTCGCTCATATCCTCTTGTGCTTTCGGAATATTCATAGCTTGGCGAATAGTAGATAAAAACTCTTCTTTGTTCGGTAGGTCCATTAATTCAACAAGCATAGGAACAACAGCTGCTTGAGCTGTCTCAGGTAACTTAGCCATTGCTTGAGTAAGTAACGTTGCTTGTTGTTGACGATAAGTAGGTGTGGCTTGAATTGGCATTAACGCGATATGACCACGCCATCTAGCAACATCATTATTACGCTTGCCTTTGCTGCTTTGAGCTTCTTGACCTTCTTCAGTGCCATTTATGCGAATGGTTTTTTTCTTGGCTTTATCTTTACGGTTAACGGTTATATCAACGTTATCGCGACCAGCCATATCTTCAATGATAAAAGCGAGCAGTAAATCAGCGACTTTGTTACGTGAATAATGAAAATTATCATTGAGTTCAGCAAGAGTTGTCGTGCCTTGCTCAACTAAGTTAGCAATAGCAACACCTGAAGTAGCGTTACTGTCCTGCCCTAACATCGAGTTATAAACACCGGCAGTATCTTGAATTAGCTTGATATCGTTTTGCATCAAACTAAATTGTTGTGCCGCAATACCAACATCGTTTTGAACACTAAAGCTTTCAGAAATAGATTTTTTATTTTTACGTTCAGGATTTAATGGAATATAACCATCTGGCTTTTCAACTTCCTCCTTAAGCTTACGCTCACTTAAATTAGTCGCATCATCATCAGCAATAATACGACGAGCTTGTAATAAGTAATTAAGACGGATAACGCGAGAGTTAATACCATCTTGAGCTGGTATCATCCGAGAAATTAAACCGTAGGGCTCACCTGATTTATCTTTTTTATAGCCAACAAAACCAACTAACGGATCTTTAGCATCAGGCGTCGGGCTAAATCTATCAATAATACGGTGAGGACCAACAAACCAAGCTTCACGCGTCTTGGGAAAAGCCGCATATTCAAGCTTAACTTTACCGCTTTGAACTGCAGCTATATGAACCGTATTGTTTTCATCGTACTCGAGCACTTGACCATCAGAAAGCTTAATAACATGCGCTCGTTTCCAAATGGTGTACATCACCACTTGCAGTAATACGCGCTCACGCTCAGTGTCCATCCATTCAGTTGAAGCTCTATCCCAACTTTCATAATCATGCCATGCAGCATGCAAACTAGGATCTTCACTTTTAAGGTCTTCGATATTAGCGAAGTCTTGCCAATCATTAACCGAGTTCTTTAACACTTCTTTATGATCAGGAAATGTCGAATAAGCTTCATCAAGGTCCATCCATTTCTTATGGATTTTCCAGCGAGTATTGCTTAAATCGATTTCATCTGAATGCCAGTCCCACCATATATTTCGACGGTGAACGAATTTAACACGGTATTTAGCGCCAAACGGAATAGGGTTGCGTGATACTTCCACCCAGCCTAAACCAGCCTTTAATTGAGCTGCATACGCATCAGAACACGCTCTATCTGCATTAGCTAAACGCCATGCATCTTTAAACTCTTCATTTAATGCTTGAGCAAGCTCTTCACCGGCATCATCATCAGCACTAACCATTAAATCTGCGCGAGTACGAGCTTCCATGCCCAATACGCCATCAATGGTAGGTCCAATCATGTTATGAACTATTTCAGGTTGTCCACGCTCTTGTAATACTTGACGAATGCTGTCGCTCAGTTGATCACCATCGTAATAAGCACACGCAATACTTGCAGGAGATCGCCAATCAGGTTGCGCATCTATCGCGCCCATTAGCTTTAAAAGCTTCTCTAATGTTAAGCCTTCATCTAGTTTTTTTACGTGATCAACCATTAACGGGCCATCCAGTGATTAGGGTTATGTGGAGCTTTAGAATCATCTTTAATGTGACGCTTAGGCATTCTTGCTCTCATTTCTTGTGCAATCATGTAGCTCATGACCTGATCGTCATAACCGCCCGACTGAGCGCCCATACGACCTTTTTTGTCATAAACAAATATATTTAATTCAGCAACAGTGCCGCGCCAACGTAGACCATCAGCATCGTTGTCTAATAAATCTTCGAAGGAGCCTGTGAGTAACGGTTTAGATTGTGCTGAGGTATGCCAGCCGACTTTTTGCGTTTCTTCGTCGGTATCTTCACGATCAATGTGTTCTTCATGGTAAATACGCGCAGTAGGATAAATATCTACAAGCTCTTGAAGTACTGCGTGACCATGGTTATTTCTTTC